TAGAAAACCCTCAAGGTCACTCCGTTGACCTTGACCACCTAACATTTCCCCGAACTCCTTTGGTTCAGTATTTGCCATACGAGACTCATTCTTAGTGCAATAGTTCTTGTTCTGCAGCGCGTTCCCTTTTGCTTTCTCCCAATGCGCGTCTGGGCAGATATTCCGTTTCATCCATGTCAAGTTGGCCTTCTTGTTCAGTTGGATGTATCCTTGCCAGTGCTGACGTTGCGTGTCAGGACATAGTTCTCTTTGGTATACTAAATATTGCATACGATCTCCACCCCATCCAGAGGGTTCTGATTCTTTATAGCTTGTAAAGCACCAATTCTTTGCAGCAGAATTTGACATAGTAATAAAAAAAAGTAATCCCATTCCAGACTTTTATAGATTTCATTACGTCATACTATTAACTATGACGTCATATTTATTAGGGTTTATCCTACGCCCAGTTAACCCAGCCCTATACGACTAACAAGGACCGCTTGGAGGCGGGCCGCGTAGCAAAAGTGTGCGAAGCACACCCATTCCATATTTGAACTTGAGTCCAAAGACAATATAGGGTGCCGTTAGTATTACCGGCACCTTGGATTTTGGACTTAAAAAAAATAAAGAATTTGAATGAAAAAATTTATTAAGCATATACGTCTCCGAAGGCAGCTACTATTCCACTAGGAATTCCTGTCACGGCAGCAGGGAATTTCCAATGGTATTGTTTTGAAGTTTGTATCTTCAAAACATCATTAAGCAGGGTGATATCGAAACCGATTTCAGATGCAATAACTAACATAACCATTTTTGTAATTCCTTTTCTCGCGGTAATTTGACTTGCCTTATCATTTCTGTGAAAATAAGGTCTGGCGCGTACAGTGAATGACGTGCACTGACCGGCAGTTAGGTAGACCCTTGTTTTCGATGTAATCTTCCAGTGCTTTCCGAAGTTTGGGGCATCCGTAGGCGTTAAGCCGTAGGTGTCCACAGTAGGTGTGAATCCGCCTGTTATGCCTGATTGAAATCCTGTCGTATCTGACAGTAGTTCTTTCCAAGCTTTTTGCGGCGTCCCGAATGAATCATTGGACGTCATATCTCGTGCAGCGACGCATTCGTAAATGTCGACGTTGTAAGGTATTGACATAAGATTTTGCAGTGCGTAGTTTAGCTCCATGTGCGTCACCATACATCCCCCTGGGTTTGTGTCAGCTCCAGCTGCACTAACATCAGTCGTGTTCCATCGTATTTGATATTTTTGAATAAAATTATTAAAGTAATTGTGGAAGCCAGTTGTCAACTTGGCTCCGCTACCGTTCCAGTATTGTTCTCCGAGAACATATCTGCTCCATCTTCCTGTGGACAGTAGGTCACTGTCCACTACCATTTGGAACGGGTTGGTGTTCCATGTTTGTGATGCTGTTATAATAACTGGCGTAGTCATTTTTCCGCAATATGTCATCATTTGACATTTGGCAGTGACAGCTGCCCTTACTTTCTTCTGAAAGTTCCTCTTCTTCTTGAGGCTCCGCTTTGATTTCTTAGTCAAACGCTTGCGTTTGCTAGTATAAGTCCGTTGAATGTCGTTTTGTGTAGTAATCATATTACTTGAAACTTGATTTGAACCTGTTTGATGTTTATTATTATAGCTCGAAGATGCTGCAGCCATAGCTGCACCTGCGACCGCTCTTGCGACGCTCGCCAGGTTATTTCCCCGTGGTTTTCTGTTTGGTTTACGAACAGCCATTAAAAAAAATATATTTAGAATGGTTCACCTATTTCTCTTATATCCCATCTGTCAGCACTTAGTTTACTTTCTTCGGGATGAAAGTTTGCGAAGACCACTACATGTGGTGGTCTGAATCTTCTTGGTTCGCTCGAGTATTTGGTCGATAAGAAGTATCCATTTTTGAAGTTTTCCACGACAGAGTACGGGAAGGCGTCTTGGTGGTCCCTCGACCAGTCGAAGAATACCACTCTTTGCCCTTTGTAGGCATAGTATATATCGGCGTATCGTCCTCCGTTGATGATGTATCCGTATCGCTCTCCAAGAGTTGGAGTATCTGTTGGGCTTTTGTATGTACGAGCGAAACTCGACTTTCCAGTTTTTCCAACATAATCTTTAATCCAGATAACCTTTCGTCGATCGATGATTCCGTCGAGGTCCTGCTTGAGTCTGACGATCCACTCGGCAGGGTTTTCGATAGGCTCTGGGGTGTCTTCTCGCAGAGCTCTATTTCTTTTTCGCTGGTGTTCGTCTCGGGCCCAGTTACCGTAGCGCGCCCAGATCTCAGGGAAGATATCGCGCGTTTCATTCTCCGTAGCACCTTGTGTAACTTGTGCTAGAAAACCCTCAAGGTCACTCCGTTGACCTTGACCACCTAACATTTCCCCGAACTCCTTTGGTTCAGTATTTGCCATACGAGACTCATTCTTAGTGCAATAGTTCTTGTTCTGCAGCGCG